CAGGTTCCGCTGGTTCAACAGGTTCATCAGGTTCATCAGGTTCATCAGGTTCATCAGGTACCGCAGGTTCATCAGGTGAAAGTGGTGGTGCTGGCTCTAATCCTGTAAGATATTTTCGTTTTGATTGGTCAAATGCCTCACCTACTTTAGTACCACCAGCACTTGGCAAAGCTGCTGCAGATAATGCTACGGGCTCTTCAGTTACAAAATGGTATTTAAATGATACTGCTTGCTTTCCACTTGATTTTAATGGATATGCTAGCACTGCTGGATTATCCGGTACAATATTAAGTGTTATTAACTTCGGAGCCCAATCTGCGGTTTATTTTATTAATGGTATAATTGACCAAACTGGGTATTGGGAATTAGATGTTACGTTAATAAGTGGTAATGTAATTCCGAACCCAACAACTGTCGATTGTCGATTTGCTACCCTCTTCCAATTTGGTTCAGTTTCAGGTAGCTCAGGTACTGCAGGCTCATCAGGTTCTTCAGGCTCACAGGGTACTTCAGGCTCACGTGGTACTTCGGGCTCACGTGGTACTTCGGGCTCATCAGGTTCTTCTGGTTCAACTGGTACTTCTGGTTCAAGTGATACTTCAGGATCTTCAGGATCTTCAGGCTCACGTGGTACTTCGGGCTCATCAGGTTCCTCGGGCTCATCAGGTTCTTCGGGTTCAACAGGAACTTCTGGTTCAACTGGTACTTCAGGTTCAGCCGGTACTTCAGGTTCAACTGGTACAGCTGGTTCAAGTGGTAATGTTGGTCCTTCTGGTAACTCAAACTCTTCAGGTTCATCGGGTTCATCTGGTTCTTCTGGTACTTCGGGTTCAATAGGTACCTCAGGTTCTTCAGGTACTTCAGGTTCAGGTGGTACTTCAGGTCAGTCAACTACTTCAGGTTCCTCAGGTACCTCAGGTTCAATAGGAACATCAGGCAGTTCAGGTGTAAGCGGAACATCCGGTTCATCTGGTACAAGCGGTGACTCAGGTACAAGTGGTTCTTCTGGTACAAGCGGTAACTCTGGTACTTCGGGTTCAATAGGTACCTCAGGTTCTTCAGGCACTTCAGGTTCAACGGGTAATGCCGGTACTTCAGGCTCATCAGGTACGTCTGGTTCAACTGGCACATCTGGTTCAACTGGTACATCTGGTTCTTCAGGTACTGTGGGAACTTCTGGTTCAGCCGGTACTTCAGGTTCAACCGGTACTTCTGGTTCAACTGGTACTTCAGGTACTTCTGGTTCAGCAGGAACTTCAGGAACTTCGGGTTCAGCCGGTACTTCAGGTTCAACTGGTACATCTGGTTCAACAGGAACTAGTGGAACCTCAGGCTCAGCAGGAACTTCAGGTTCAGGTGGTACATCTGGTTCAACTGGTACTTCTGGTTCATCAGGTACTTCAGGCTCAACTGGCACATCTGGTTCAACTGGCACTTCAGGTACTTCAGGCTCAGCAGGCACTTCTGGTTCAACCGGAACAAGTGGTTCAACTGGTACCTCAGGTTCAACTGGTAATTCTGGAACTTCAGGCTCACAGGGTACTTCAGGCTCAGCAGGTACTTCAGGTTCAGGTGGTACATCTGGTTCAACTGGTACTTCTGGTTCATCAGGTACTTCAGGCTCAACTGGCACATCTGGTTCAACTGGTACTTCAGGTACTTCAGGCTCAGCAGGCACTTCTGGTTCAACCGGTACCTCAGGTTCAACTGGTACCTCAGGCTCAGCAGGTTCTTCGGGTTCAAGTGGTACCTCGGGCTCAAGCGGTAACTCAGGTACCTCAGGTTCATCAGGTACTTCGGGTTCAACCGGAACAAGTGGTTCAACTGGTACCTCAGGTTCAACTGGTAATTCTGGAACTTCAGGCTCACAGGGTACTTCAGGCTCAGCAGGTACTTCAGGTTCAACCGGAACAAGTGGTTCAACTGGTACCTCAGGCTCAGCAGGTACTTCAGGCTCACAGGGTACTTCTGGTTCATCAGGTGACTCAGGCAACAATGGTACTTCTGGTTCAAGTGGTAATTCAGGTACTTCAGGCTCAGCCGGTTCTTCTGGTTCAACTGGTACCTCAGGTTCAACTGGTAATTCTGGAACCTCAGGTTCAATAGGAACCTCAGGTTCAGGTGGTACATCTGGTTCAACTGGCACTTCAGGCTCAGCTGGAACATCTGGTTCAACTGGCACTTCAGGCTCAGCCGGTTCTTCTGGTTCAACTGGTACCTCAGGTTCAACTGGTAACTCGGGTACATCTGGTTCAGTAGGTACTTCAGGTTCATCAGGTGTTTCAGGAAACAATGGTACCTCTGGTTCATCCGGTAACTCAGGCACATCTGGTTCAACTGGTACATCTGGTTCAACTGGTACCTCAGGCTCATCAGGTAACTCAGGAACCTCAGGTTCAGTAGGTACTTCGGGCTCATCAGGTAATTCAGGTACTTCAGGCTCAGCAGGTACTTCAGGTTCAACAGGTAACTCTGGAACCTCTGGTTCAACTGGAACTTCAGGCTCATCAGGTGTTTCAGGAAATAATGGTACCTCTGGTTCATCCGGTAATTCAGGCACTTCGGGTTCAGCAGGCACTTCAGGCTCATCAGGTGTTTCAGGAAATAATGGTACCTCTGGTTCAAGTGGTAACTCAGGCACTTCAGGCTCAGCAGGATCTTCAGGCTCAGCAGGTACTTCAGGCTCAACAGGTAATTCTGGAACCTCAGGTTCAACAGGAACCTCAGGCTCAACAGGTACATCTGGTTCAACTGGTACTTCAGGCTCAGCAGGTACTTCGGGTTCACAGGGTACTTCAGGCTCAACCGGTAACTCGGGTACATCGGGTTCAGCAGGCACTTCAGGCTCATCAGGTGCCTCAGGCAACAATGGTACCTCAGGCTCATCAGGTAATTCAGGCACTTCAGGCTCAGCAGGTACTTCAGGCTCACAGGGTACTTCAGGCTCATCAGGTAACTCAGGAACCTCAGGTTCAGTAGGTACTTCAGGCTCATCCGGTACTTCGGGTTCAGGTGGTACCTCAGGTTCAACTGGAACATCAGGCTCACGTGGTACTTCAGGCTCAACCGGTAACTCGGGTACATCGGGTTCAGCAGGCACTTCAGGATCATCAGGTGCCTCAGGAAACAATGGTACCTCTGGTTCAAGCGGTAACTCAGGCACTTCGGGTTCGGCAGGCACTTCAGGCTCATCAGGTGTTTCAGGCAACAATGGTACTTCTGGTTCAAGCGGTAACTCAGGAACCTCAGGCTCAACAGGTAACTCAGGAAACAATGGTACCTCAGGCTCTTCAGGTAACTCAGGAAACAACGGTACCTCGGGCTCAAGCGGTAACTCAGGAAACAATGGTACCTCAGGCTCATCAGGTAACTCAGGAAACAATGGTACCTCAGGCTCTTCAGGTAACTCAGGAACTTCAGGCTCAACAGGTAACTCAGGAAACAATGGTACCTCAGGCTCTTCAGGTAACTCAGGAACTTCAGGCTCAACAGGTACATCTGGTTCAACTGGTACTTCAGGCTCAGCAGGTACTTCAGGTTCACAGGGTACTTCAGGTTCAACCGGTAACTCTGGAACTTCAGGTTCAGCTGGCACTTCAGGTTCATCAGGTGCCTCAGGCAACAATGGTACCTCTGGTTCAAGCGGTAACTCAGGAACTTCAGGCTCAGCAGGTTCTTCGGGTTCACGTGGTACTTCAGGCTCAACAGGAAACTCAGGAACTTCAGGCTCAACAGGTAACTCAGGTAACTCAGGAACCTCAGGCTCAACAGGTAACTCAGGAAACAATGGTACCTCAGGCTCTTCAGGTAACTCAGGAAACAGCGGTACTTCAGGTTCATCAGGTAACTCAGGAAACAACGGTACCTCAGGCTCTTCAGGTAACTCAGGAAACTCAGGAACCTCAGGCTCAACAGGTAACTCAGGCAATAATGGTACCTCTGGTTCAAGCGGTAACTCAGGAACCTCAGGCTCAACAGGTAACTCAGGAAACAATGGTACCTCAGGCTCTTCAGGTAACTCAGGAAACAGCGGTACTTCAGGTTCATCAGGTGCCTCAGGAACCTCGGGTTCAACAGGTAACTCAGGAAACTCAGGAACTTCAGGTTCATCAGGTGCCTCAGGAACCTCGGGTTCAACAGGTAACTCAGGAAACAGCGGTACTTCAGGTTCATCAGGTGCCTCAGGAACCTCGGGTTCAACAGGTAACTCAGGTAACTCAGGAACTTCAGGCTCAACAGGTAACTCAGGTAACTCAGGAACTTCAGGCTCAACAGGTAACTCAGGTAACTCAGGAACTTCAGGCTCAACAGGTAACTCAGGTAACTCAGGAACTTCAGGTTCAACAGGTAACTCAGGAAACAGCGGTACTTCAGGTTCATCAGGTAACTCAGGAAACAACGGTACCTCAGGCTCTTCAGGTAACTCAGGAAACTCAGGAACCTCAGGCTCAACAGGTAACTCAGGAAACAATGGTACCTCAGGCTCTTCAGGTAACTCAGGAAACTCAGGAACCTCAGGCTCAACAGGTAACTCAGGAAACAATGGTACCTCAGGCTCATCAGGTAACTCAGGAAACAACGGTACTTCTGGTTCTTCAGGTAACTCAGGAAACAACGGTACCTCGGGCTCAAGCGGTAACTCAGGAAACAATGGTACCTCAGGCTCTTCAGGTAACTCAGGAAACTCAGGCACTTCAGGCTCTTCAGGTAACTCAACTTCAGCAATCGTGGGTGGTAACGTAAACAACAACGTAGTTACTATGACTGGTAACTCCAGTACCCCATTCAATGGTGAAACTAATTTAACATTTGATGGTACTACTTTAACAGTTACAGGTAATATTGTTGAAACTTCAACTCAGAAAATCAAAGAAAATATTGTAACAATTCCAGAACCTCTAAATAGTTTATTAAAATTAAGAGGTGTAACTTACAACAGAATTGGAAATGACGTTAAAGAAATTGGTTTAATAGCTGAAGAAATTTACCAGATATTCCCAGAACTAGTAAGCTTTAATAAAAATGGTGAAGTTCAAGGTGTAGAATACTCACGTGTAGTAGCAATTTTAATTGAAGCTATGAAAGAGTTAAATATAAAAATTGAAAATCAAACTATATTTATTAAGGAATTACTAGATAGAATAATTAAATTAGAAAATAAATAATATGAGTACTACTATTAATCAAAGCAATGTCACCGCATATAATAATATAAGCAATGCTAACCAGTTTAAAGTAAATAATGGTGGAAAATGTGTTTTACCTAATAGACGGGCTGGTGGTACTACTCTTTCTAATATGTTAAGTACAGATGGAGCTATTTGTTGGAATAGTGGTAGGGGACTTGTTCAATTTTTAGGAAATTCTACTGTATTTGAAATACGACTTTACCCAACACCTTAAAAAATAAATTATGACATTAGAAAGCGATAACGATACTACATGCGGTTCACTTACAGTTAATCGTGATGTTACTGAAACATTTGATACATCCTTTATAGTTGGTACAATAGCAAATACTGGTGAAAACCCTGATTATGTAGGAGTATTAGCCTATAATGCAAGTGACGGCCTTATGTATTTCAGTATAGATGATGGTGGTGGTCCTCCTTTTACATGGCAAGCTTTAGAAGCAGTTTAAATTTTTATTATGGCACAATTTACAGATATTGAATTAAACAATAGTTGTTTTTATCTTCGCCCCCAAACCCCCACAGGGAATATGCGTTTTGTATTACCCCTTTATAGTACTCCCACAGGAAATCCTCCTACTACCTCAATTCCTACAGGTTCTATATGGTTAAATTCCTGTATACAAAAAATAGGTATAGCAGTAAACGAACAAGAACCAGCATGGACTTCTGCCAACAGCATGAACAATGCTCGAAGATTGGGAGCTTCTGCAGGAGCAAGTGGTGCTTCAGGATTAGCTGCAGGAGGTATTCTCGCAGCACCTGGTGCCAGAACAACTACTTCAGAAGAATATAATGGTACCAATTGGGTAGGCGGCAATGCTATGGCTACAGCTCGTTATTTTGGTGCTGGTGCCGGATCTCAAAATTCATCAGTAGTTCTAGGGGGAAATGTCGCTCCTGGTGTAGCAAGCTGCTGTACCGAAGAATATAATGGTACCAATTGGTCTACTGTTACTGCTACCCCTCAAACATGGAATGCTGGGGCCGCCGCAGGAAGTTCTCAAAATGATGTTATTACTTGGGGTGGGGGTGCTAATACTGCAACATCTTTAACATATAATGGTACTAATTATGCAGCCGCAAATAGTACTAATTTTTCTGATAACGGTAGAGGAGGAGCAGGATGTTCTAATTCCGCTTTATCTTTTGGTACAACCGCCGCTAATGGAGTAACTTGTACTGAATGCTACTCAGGAGCAGCTTGGTCAGCTAAAGCCGCAGCCCCTGTAGCTATGAGAAATGCTTATGGGTGGGGTATTGATGCTAACGCTTCGGTTGCTGTTGGGGGTAGGGCAAATTCTCCTGCTAACAATACAACTTGTACTACAACTCGGATATATAATGGGATTACAGATACATGGTCTACAGGACCAGCTATGCCAGCTGGAAGGTTTGGACATATAGCTTTTGGTTGTTACCAAGATGGAGGAGCTTGGGGAGGAAATAACCCCTCAATCGCTACTGGAGCTAGGTTTTGTTTAAGCGGTGCTGAAGTTGTTAAATTTAAATATTTATGTTTAGCTTAATTATATATGAAATACTATTTAATAACTTTTAGAGATAATCCATTTATCACTCACGAAGAATCTAACAATCACCACATAGAAGAATACCTAGGTGATATTTTTGTTACAGATAATTACGAATGGGCTATAAGTAAAGGAGGAATTGAAAAAACTAAAGAAGAAGCTCAAAATCTTATAAATTCTTCTCTTGAGGGGCTAACCTATGGTGAATACGCCGATATAAATTTAATAGGCCAGCCTATAGTAGTTACTTTACCTTAAACTTGCTTTTTTAAAAAAGTTTTATTATATTATGTTATATCTAAATCAATTAATTTATGACCCTTTCAAATTTAAACACTAATCTAATCCCCGTTGGTGATTTAACTCCGGTTTTAAATGTACTTACATTAGAAGATGCTGAATCTTTACTAAAACTTAAAAATGAACTTTCTGATACTTGGACTAAAAAACAAATTTTTAGAACCGAAACAGAAATGAGAATTTCAGTATTAAATGATGCTCACCACCCTACAGATGCTTCTAAATATTGGCAAGCTGTTAGAGAACAAAGTAGTCATTTTGAACAATTAATGATATTATCGTTTTCTATAAGACGAAATGAAATAAAAAGACAAAAACTTTATAAAAAATATGAATCAACAACAGATTCATTAAAAAAAGCTGAAATACAAGTAGATTTAGACGAAAATTTATTTACTAAAGCTTCTTTAGAACAAGAAGCTAAAGATAGAATTAGAGAATTAAATTTATGGTCTAAACTTAAAAATGAATTAGACGATGGATCTTTTGACATTCAAAATGTTAATACCCACCAAGCAGAATCTCTCCAATTAAAACTTTATCATAGAGCTAATACATTAACCGAACACTCAGGTATGGCTGATATTGTAAATACTTTAGGATCATTAAGTACTCTAGAAAGACTTAAAGAAAAAGGAGTTATTACACTACCCCCCGAATTGAAAGAACCAGAACAACTTAAATCTATACAATAGAATGCAATTTATATATCAAAATAAAGAAGCTTTATCTCCTTTTATTTGTAAAGAATTAATTAATAAATTTGAAGATTCTCCATACAAACAAGAAGGAGGTATTTCTAGAGGAGGACAACATACTGTTGATAAAAAGTATAAAGCTTCTACTGATCTGGCTTTTGATCCTTCATTTCTTCAAGATCCTGAATGGGGTAGTGTTTTATCTCACGTAATTAATGTTTTAGAATTAGGATTACAACACTATAAATTTAAATTTTATGAATCTATAAGTGGAATGCAACCACTAAAAATAGATACTCTTTTTAATATTCAAAGATATACTCCTGGGGAAGCTTACCATAATTACCATTATGAAAGAGGTGGAAAAGAAACAGCTTATAGGTCTTTAGTATGGTTAATTTATTTAAATACTTTAACTGATGGGGGAGAAACCCAATTTTATTATCAAGACCATAAAGAAAAACCAGAAGAAGGTAAATTAATAATATGGCCCACAGATTGGACACATATGCATAGAGGTTTATCTTCTTTTACACAAACCAAGTATATAATAACTGGTTGGTTTAATTATAATGAATGGAATTAAGTTATGTTTTACGGAGCTATATTAGATACACCTATTAAAAGTAATTTTAGTGATTTTTATGTTTTTCCAAAATTTTTTACTAAGGAAATGATTAATAAACTAGAAAATTTAGTTTATAATAATTATACTTTTGAAAAAGGAAAAGTTGGATCTGCCGAATTAAATAATCTTGATTCTAGCATATACAATAATAGAGATATAGCATATATAGTTCCAAGTAATGATTCTCAATGGCTTTATAAAATTTTAGAGCCCTTAGTTATAGAAGCTAATGAAAACTTATTTAATTTTGATATTAAATATGTAACAGATGCTATTCATTATGTAATTTATCCTGAAAATGGTGGTCATTTAGACTGGCATATGGATATAGGATATGGTGCAGTTAACAGAAGAAAACTCTCTCTTACAATTCAATTAAGTGATCCCTCAGAATACCAAGGAGGTGAATTTGAAATTTGGTATGGAAAAAACGATAGTTTTGTAGAATTACCTCGTCAACAAGGAGATGTAATTATATTTCCTTCATTTTTAATGCATAGAATTAAACCTGTAATTCAAGGTCAAAGAAAAGCATTAGTATTTTGGGTAGGTGGTGAACCTTTTAAATAATGGAATTTGAAATAAAAAAAGATTTAATTTTCCCTACTTTTGTATGGGAATGTAAAGTTAATAACATTGATAATGATGTTATAAAAGACTATTGTTTTAATTTAAAAGAAAACACTCAAGGAGTTACTATTTCTAATAGAGGGGGGTGGCATAGTAATGAATTAATATTTCCTTTCCCACCATCATTAACTACTTTTTTTCAAGGATTAGACGATTTAGTTAAAGAATTTAGTATAGATTTAAATATCCCAACTTTAAAATTAGGCAACATTTGGTTTAATATTAATTATCAACACAATTATAACATATTACATGACCACCAAAAAAGCATTCTTTCAGGAGTATATTATGTAGATGTTCCTGATAATAATATGGGAGATTTAATTTTACATAGAGGAGATAATGCTGAATTTTTTATTAATAGTAATAATTCTTTTTTTAGTGATTTAACTTATACCGTTAAACCTGAAACTTCTAAATTTGTAATATTCCCGAGTTGGTTAAAACATCATATTGAACGTAATGAAAGTCCTAAAGAAAGAATATCTATAGCTTTTAATTTTGTTTTTTTATAAGATTTTTATTATATTGTAATTATGGAACAAGCTAAAATATTAAATATATTACCAACCCCTATTTTAATACAAAAATATGTAGGTAATACTTCTGTTGTTACCCAATTTTTAGATAGTTTAGAACTTATAGGAGATATGCCTCAAGCTTATGGTTTACATTCTAAAGATACTTATGTTTTAGATCATAAAGAATGTTTTGATTTAAAAAAATTTATATTAACTAATGTTACAAACTTTGCTAAAAAAGTTTTAAAATACGATTATTCTGAATATCGTTTTTCTCAATCTTGGGTCACTCATAAAGAACCAGGACAATTTCATAACCAACATGCCCACCCTAATAGCTTAATTTCAGGAGTTTTTTATTATGGTGATTTTGATGAAAATACTCCTTCAATAAAATTCCATAAAACTTTAGGGGCTATAAACGCTTCTTATTTATCTCCCAAATATACTTTAGATAAAAACCAAAATGAAATTACTACAGATGAATATCAAATAACCTGTGAAAATAATTTACTACTCCTCTTCCCTTCTTATTTATATCATTCAGTTCCTTTAAATACTACAAATAAAGTAAGAAAAAGTTTATCTTTTAATATTTTACCAAAAGGAAAAATAGGAGATTCAAATACTTTAACTGAATTAATTTTTGACAGATTAGTATGATTGAATCTTTTCTTTTAGATATAGACCCTATTGAAGTATCTGATAATTTTCAAGAAAAATATTTAATTTTTCATATAGAAGGAGGTTTAGGAAAGCATATAGCAGCTACAGCTTTATTAAAAGATTTATCTGTTAAATATAATGAAAGAAAAATTATTTTAGTTGTAGGATATCCTGAAATATTTTTAAATAATCCTTATATATACCGTGTTTACACACATGGTATTACTCCTTATTTTTACCAAGATTATATTGAAGGAAAAGATACTATAATTTTTAGGCATGAACCTTATTTTGAATCTTCACATGTTTATAAAAAGAAACATTTAATTGAAAATTGGTGTCATTTATTAAATCTTAAATATACTAAACAAACCCCACAAATTTACGTTAATTACGTACAGAAGAAAAATACTTTAATGTGGGAAAGAGATAAGCCTATAATGGTTATACAAACTAATGGTGGTCCCTTATCTACAACTAATTCTTATTCTTGGACTAGAGATATGCCTTACGAATTAGCAGTTTCTCTTTCTGAAATTTATTCTAAAGATTACCACATAATACAAGTATGCCATCCAAATTCCTTAAAAATTCCAAATATTGAAGTAGTAGATTATGTTCTTAGTAATTTTCAATTAAGTGCTTTAATAGTTAATTCTTCTAAAAGAATTTTAATAGATTCTAGTTTACAGCATATAGCAGCTGCTTTTAACCTTCCTTCTGTTGTATTATGGATTGGTACTTCTCCTCAAGTTTTTGGTTATAATCTCCATAGCAATTTACTATCCCGAAATCCTACAAATAAACCTAAATTAATAGATTCTTATTTATTTGACTATTCTTTTGAAGGAAAACAACATGAATGTCCCTATACTAATATTGAAGAAATGTTTCACATAGAAAATATTATAGAAGCTATAAATAAAATTTAATATGCCCCAACAGATATTTTTTAATACTTCTTTTCCTAGAGCAGGATCTACCTTGTTACAAAATATAATAGCCCAAAATCCCGATTTTTATGTTACTCCAACATCAGATATTCAGGGATTATTAGTATATGCTCGTAAATCTTTTTCTACTAGTGAAATATTTAAAGCTCAGGATACTAAAATTGTAGACGAGGGTTTTAAATCATTTTGTAAATCTGGTTTATTTGGGTGGTTTGAAGGTATAACCGATAAAAAGTATGTTTTGGATAAAAACCGAACATGGGGTATATCTTATGATTTTGTAGATTGGTTTTACCCTAATCCTAAAATGATAATGTTAGTACGAGATTTAAGGAGTATTTATGCTTCTACGGAAAAATTTTATAGAAAAAATCTTTATTTAGATTATGATATTGTAGGGTGGGAAAGTTTTAAGAATAACACTACAGATGATAGATTAAAATTTTATATGAGTAATAACCCAATTGGGACTCATATAACTCGTACTTATGATATACTAACTCAAGGTAAAGCTAATAAAATTTTATTTCTTAAATTTGAAGATTTGTTAAATTCTCCTCAAGAAATTTTAAATATAGTATATGATTATTTGGAAATCCCTAGATTTAATCATACATTTACTAAAATTGATCAGATAACCCAAGAAAACGATAGAATATTAGGATTTGGAGCTGATCATATTATAAAAAATAAATTAGAACCCTTAAAAGAAGATTACTTAGAAGTATTAGGACCAGATAATTGTAAATTTATAACTGATAGTTATCCTTGGTTTTATAAATATTTTGAATATAAAATATGAAAAAGTTACTTTATATAGCCCCACACCTTTCTACAGGAGGTCTACCACAATATCTTACTAAAAAAATAGAACTACTTAAAAACGAATTTGAAATTTATCTTGTAGAATGGGTAGATTGTACTGGGGGTGTATTAGTTGTTACTCGTAATAAAATTCTTAAATTAATTGATCCTGATAAAATTTTTACACTAGGAGAAGACAAACAAGAAATTATTAATATCATTAATCAGATTCAACCCGATATAATCCATCTAGAAGAAATTCCAGAGATGTTTATGGATTCTACTATATCTGAACAAATTTACACCTCAGATAGAAATTATATTATAGTAGAAACTTCTCATGATTCTTCATATGATACAACTAAAAAACGTTTTTTTCCTGACAAATTCATGTTTGTCTCTCAATGGCAAATTGATCAATATAAAGACATTGATGTTCCTAAAACATTAGTTGAATATCCTATTGAATATGTAGAACGTCCTAATCGTGAAAAAGCATTACGTGAATTAGGATTAGACCATAATAAACGTCATGTATTGCACGTAGGATTATATACCCCTAGAAAAAACCAAGCAGAATTCTTTGAATATGCTCGTCAACTTCCTAACGTACAATTTCATAGTTTAGGCAATCAAGCTGATAACTTTAAATGGTATTGGGAACCCTTAATAGAAAATAAACCTGATAATGTTATTTGGTGGAATGAACGAACAGATGTAGATGCTTTTTACCAAGCAATGGATCTGTTCTTATTTACATCTCGTGGTTCAGCTAATGATAAAGAAACAATGCCTTTAGTTATCCGTGAAGCTATTTCTTATCAAATACCAACATTAATTTATAATCTTGAAGTTTACCAAAACTATTTTGATAAATTTGATAAAGTAGATTATCTTGAATTTAACAACTTTGAAGAAAACCTTAACAAAATAAAAACTATGACTCAATCAGAACTTCTTGAATTTTGGTATGATGCCGAAAGTCAAAAAACTCATTTCTTAGCCCATTTAGATGAACAATTCTATATTACTATATCTGACTACAAAACAAACCTCCCAGTATATCAAGCGGGTCCTTTTAATCCCAATGAGTGGTATTGGTGTAATGTTGGTTCAACTAATGTAATAAGTGGTATTAATATAACCTTATATGATATAAATAAAAATTATATTAAAACCTATAATGTTGTAGATTTTAACAAAAATGATTACATAAGAATTAATGATGAAATAGTAGAAGTTCACAGAGATAATTTTGATCAATCTGCGGGGTGGTCATACGTAGAAGTATTTTTAAATGAAGATTATTCAGTAGTTCCTGATAATGCTAGGGTAGTTTTAGATATCGGAGCTAATATAGGTTTAACTACTTTATACATGTTAAGTAAAGGAGCTAAACAAGTATATAGTTTTGAACCCTCATCTTTAAATTTAAATTACTTAAGAAAAAACACAGAAAAATACCCTAATGTAGTTGTTATAGATAAAGCTATAAGTTATACCGACCATGAACAACTTACATTCTACTATTCAGATGTAGCCTCCAGTATAGGTACTTTAAGTGATTCAACTACAAATAAAACAACTAATAGTGAACAAGTAGGTACAATCAATATTAATAGTTTTATTTCTCAATATAATTTAGATAAGATAGATTACGTTAAGATAGATTGTGAAGGAGGAGAAAAAGCATTTTTTGAAACTATAACTGACTATAATCTAAAAAAGATTCAAATTATAGAAGGAGAAATTCACCAATGGATAACTTCTCACCAATTTCTTGATTTTTTAAAAGATAAATTAAATAGGTGTGGTTTTTCTTTTGATTTAGAAGATAAAGGTGCTGGATTATATTTGTTTATAGCTAAACAGCAAACCCCAAAACCTAACATTCAAATTAATCATCTTTTAACTAATCCTTTATCTGAAAGAGAACAAAAAAGTATAGCAAGTTTAACTAAATTAATTGATTATGGATTTAAATATAATCCTATGGTTAATCCTATTTACACAGAACTTCCACCTTCTCATAATTGTAGACGCCCTAATGAGGTTTCCCTCGAACCCGGTTACTATAAATTAGCCCCAGGTCACTATGGGTGTTACTTAGCACATAAAAAAGGCATTATAGAAACTCCAGTAGAAGGTATAGATGCTATACTATTAAATGAATGTGATTCTGTTATCAAAATCCCTGAATCAGAATTTGTAGAGTTAGTATATAAAGCTTATGATTTAGCTAAAGAATATGATTTACCTTTGGTTAATTTTGGTAAACAAATAAAAAATTCTCCAAAACAAGAAATTGACAAAGATTTTAGCATAATGGATAGACAATCAGAGGCTCATTGTCTTTTAATTCCTACCTCTAAACTCCCATTATTTAAAGACGTATTTAATCTACCTTGGGACACCCCAGATTTATTATATAATGTATCTATAGTTAATAAAGGGATAATTAATGCTCCTGCTGCTTTACAAACTACTGGGGAAAGTTTATTAGATAAAGGAAAAATTAAGTTTGAAGATTATGAAGAATAAAATATCTATAGTTACTCCTTGTTATAATGGAGCTCCTTATCTTAACGAATTAGCTGAAAGTATCCTTTCTCAACCTTATGAAAACTGGGAATGGGTTATTTGCGATGATATGTCTACGGACAATAGTTTAGAAGTAATCGATTCTTTAGTAGCTCGAGATTCTAGAATTATTAGAAAAGATGCTCCTAGTAAAAAATATTACTGGTGGAACCCCCAAAAAGCAGCCTCAGGTGATATTGTAGTACCTTGGGATGTTGATGATAAAATGTTTCCTAATAGTTTAGAAATAATTAATTATTATTTTAATAAATTCCCTGAAGTACTTTTAATTCATTTTAATGGTTTTAAATACCATGAACATTTACCTCAATCTAAAGAACAACATTTAGATAATTATGTAAACCAAGTTTATATTACTTCAACTAACGATTCATTTTTAGAAGGATTTTTAAATTTAGGTAGACGTAGTAATGTATTTGGGTATACTCGTTGTTGGAGAAACATTCCAATCGAATTCCCAGAACATGTTGATGGTGATGTTTGTTTAAGTAATGATGGGCAATACGTTTTAATGCTTGAAGAACGTGGAAAATGGTTAACCATCCCCAGAAGCAATTGTATTGTAAGGCAACATTTTGATTCTGAAAATTTTGTTAGATGGAATCAAAGAGGAGAAGCAATTTTATCTGAACAAGCTTCTTACAGAAGAAAAGACCTTATTTTAGACCCAGTTAGAAAAATAACTTACTTTGATGAGATTATAGATGTAGCTGAGTGTACTTATGCTTCTAAATTGAATTGGGAAGAGTTTAGACAAAATATCTGTTTTCATAATTTTAATCTAAACGAAAGACAAAAACAAAAACTTCAAGAATTATTTTTTGATCATACTGTTTTATTTGATTCTTTTGAAGAAAATATATCTTATCATTATGTAAATGTTGATATTAATTTTAATTTAGATCGAATCAAACAAACTTTAAATAATATTATTCATGGGGAAATAATTGTGTTTATTCAAAACACCCACTTTTACAGCAATAATCGTACTGGAGATAAACTAATTGAACAATTAGACCAATATTTAAGTGGTGTTTATGGACATTATTGGAGCGTCCAAGATAATAGAAAAATTTATGTAATAAATAAATCCCGAAAAAATCGCTTAAAAATAGCTCAAATAGATTTAGGTTATGGAATGCAAGTTCCTCCTAGAAAGTGGGGTGGGTTAGAAGAAGTTCAAGGTCAATTAATATTAGAAGGTAAAAGAAGAGGACATAAAATCGACTTAATTTCTTTAGATAGTTTTCTAAAAAACACCCCCGAATATGATTTATGCCACATCCACTCAGGAGTATTTATTCATTCTTTAAAACAACGTAATTATAAAAATGTAATTTATACTTTACATGATGTTCATCCTTTTTTATGGGGTAAAGAACATTCAAATAGCCAAGATCAATTACAAGCTAATCTTTATTCTAAACATACTGTATCTTTATCTGATTATTATATAGATTGGTTTGATAATAAAGACAACCTAATTAAAGGATTTGTCCCAGTTGACACTAATTATTGGAAGATAGATTTTAATAAAAATCTTAATAATCATAAAATTATTTGTATTGGAGCTAATGATGATCGTAAAGGATTTTATTTAGCCGCAAGAGCTGCTAAACAATTAGATATTCCTATTACTATTGTAGGTCCTGTAAGAGAAGATTGGATAGAAAATGAATTAATCGAACTTAACCAAAACTGGGGTAAACTTACTAGATTATATGATACTCCTAAATCACAAATTAAAGAACTTTACAAACAACATACTATAATGGTTCATCCTTCAAAAATTGAAACCGGCCAACCTTGCCTTTCTGTACTTGAAGCTTGCTCTAGTGGATTAGCTGTTATATCTTCTCTAAACGATGACTATACTAATATATGGGGTATTATTCCTTGTGTTAGAGATGTTGATGATATTAAAGATAAAATTACTTATTCTATAAATAATTGGATTAATGTTTCTAAGAATGCTAGAAAGTTTGTAAAAACAGAACGTACTACAGAAAAGCATTGGGAATTTTACGAAAATTTGTATAAACAAATGTTATGAAAGAAATTTTAATTAAAGAATATAATTCTACTCTACCTTTAAATATTCCTTTTAAAGAAGCATCTAATGAATTTATTCTTCATTTTTGTAATGGACCTTTTTTTGAAATAAAAGGAGATAAAAAAGCACAATATAATGTTAAGTTTATAAATTCTAATACTGATGAACTTGTATACGAAACTACTATAAACAATAATATGTGGACTTCATGCAGTCCTAAGTATTATATTCCTTGGAAAGTTATTGTAAATGAAACCTATAATGATACTACTACTGAATTTATTAATCATTCTTTAAATTTAAAAGGTAGAAGAGTTTATATACATTTAGATTCAAAAGCTATTGGTGATACTTTAGCGTGGTTTCCATATGTTGAAGAATTTAGAAAAAAACATAATTGCCAAGTAATTTGTTCTACTTTTCATAATGATTGGTTTATTGCTCAATACCCCGAAGTAGAATTTATAACCCCTGGAACTTCAGTTCCTGATATTATAGCTCAATATAATATAGGATGGTATTATAATGAAAATGATAATCCTGACTTTGGAAAAGTTCCTATTGATTTTAGACAAGGTTATTTAGGTAGAATAGCTAGTAATATTTTAGGATTAGAAGAAAAAGAAATTAAACCTAATATTAGTATTTTAGATAAAAAATCTACTATTAAAGGAAAATATGTCTGTATTTCTCCCCATGCTTCAGCTCATGCTAAATACTGGTTACATCCTAATGGGTGGCAAGAAGTAATTAAATATCTAAACCAAAAAGGATATAAAGTAGTTTTAATTAGCCATGAACCCCTAAATGATGCTTGGCACGATTCTAAATTAAATTCTACAATAAAAGGTGTTCTTAATAAATCAGGTAATAAGTACCCTTTAGAAGATAGAATAAATGACATTAAACATGCTGAGGCTTACATAGGAGTTGGTAGTGGGTTAGCTTGGTTATCATGGGCTGTAGAAACTCCTGTAGTAATGATCTCAGGATTTAGCACTCCAGATAGTGAATTTACAACTGGAGTAGAAAGAGTATTTAATTCTAGTGTATGTAATGGGTGTTATAATAAAGTTAGATTAGATGCTAGCGACTGGGAATGGTGTCCTTTCCATAAAGGAACAGAACGTCAATTTGAATGTTCTAAAACTATTACTCCTCAAATGGTAATAAATGCTTTAAACAAAATACTTAATATTTATTAATATGGAAACAAAAGTTTTAACACAAGAAGAACTTACACAACTAAGAGATCTTCAAAATCAACAAAATGATATTTTAGCTAGTCTAGGTTCACTTGAATATAGAATTACTTTATTAGAGAGTAACAAAGCTATTTTAAAATCACAAATAGTTGAACTAGAAAAAACTAGCGCTGATTTGGGGGTTAAATTAACCGAAAAGTACGGAAGTGGTAATCTTAATTTAGAAACAGGTGAAATTACTATAGAATAAAATTTTCTAACATTTAGTTATATTTAAAGGTTTTATAAAGATTTTTGACGGAATTTCATATATTTATAATAAAACCAAAAACATAACTTGCAATGGCAGAAACTTTAATTTCACCTGGAGTATTAGCTAGAGAAAATGATAGCTCATTTATCACTCAACAACCAGTAACCGTAGGCGCAGCTCTTATAGGACCCACTGTAAAAGGTCCTGTAGAAATCCCTACAGTAGTTACTACTTACTCCGATTATCTAAATAAATTTGGTGGCACTTTTTTAAGCGGAGGTGCTGAATACAGCTTTTTAACTCAAATTGCTGCTTACAACTATTTCCAACAAGGTGGAGAAAGTTTAGTAGTAGCTAGAGTAGCTTCAGGTTCATTTGCTTCTGCTACTTCAAATACAAGTGAAGTTAATGGTGGTTTAGGTATTCCTAATTATGCTATAGCTACTACAGCTTCTGCTACTATAGATATTGCAGGTCTTGTAAATCCTACAGGCTCATTTATATTAAATGGTATTACAATTGCTATTACTGGTAGTGTCCCACCAGCTAATACTTCTACTACAATCTTTGTAGCTTCTGGTTCTACTGCAGCAAATTCAGTAGCATCTGCATCAGTTGCTATTAATAATAGCTCCTCAGTAGCTCCTTATAGTGCTTCATTACTATATGTGAGTGCCAGTAGTGCAACAACTAATCTTACAATTTTCTCTAAAACCAACTCAGTAGGTGTTTTAGGTAATACATTTACACTAATATCAGGAAGTACAACTACAACTTTATCAGGTGGTACTTCAAACCCATCATTTACTCTTAAAACTATTTCAGAAGGTACCATCATGAACAACTCAGGTTCACTAGGTACTAATGGTATTTTAAGTAGTGGTTCAGCCGATAACGTAAGATGGCAAATCTCCAACTCAGATACAGGTTCAGGCACATTTAGTTTACTAATTAGACAAGGTGATGATACAACTACAGAACCCATTGTTTTAGAGACTTGGCCTAATTTATCGTTAGATCCAACTCAACCAAACTTTATTTCTAGAGTAATTGGTGATAGTTTCCAAACCTATGATGCTAGTGAAAACTATGTTAAAGTAATTGGTAATTATCCTAATAATTCAAGATATGTTTATGTAAGTGCTGTAAATTCACCTACACCATTGTATTTTGATAATAATGGAACAGCTAAAGCACAATTTACATCTTCTATACCAATTGTATCACAAGGTACTTTTACTGGAGCAACTGGTAATTTATTCTATGGTGGTGGTGCTAAATTCTATGATGCTATCACAGGTACTACAAATCTACAAGGTATTAATGCTACTGACTATACTGATATGATTGCTTTAATGGCTAATCAGGATGATTATAGATTCAATGTAATTACAGCCCCAGGTCTTAACTTAACAGATAATACAACTCAATTAACTACTTTAGCTAACACAATCCAGTCTAGGGGTGATGCAATTGTAGTTTTAGATCCTGTAGCTTATGATTCAAGCATAGGTCAAGCTACTACAGCTGCTTCAGCAATTAATAACTCATATGCGGCTACATATTGGCCCTGGTTACAAACTATTGACCCAGGTACTGGTCAATTAGTGTGGGTACCAGCTGCTACTATGATTCCGGCAGTATATGCGTTTACTGACAGTGTCTCTGAACCATGGTTCGCTCCGGCAGGTATTAACCGTGGTGGTTTAGATACCGTAGTAAGAGCGGAAAGAAAACTTTCACAAACAAATCGTAATGATCTATATGTAGGTAATGTAAACCCAATTGCTACATTCCCAGGTACTGGAGTTGTAGTATATGGTCAGAAAACTCTACAGAAAAAAGCATCTGCACTTGATCGTGTAAATGTACGTAGATTGTTAATTGCTCTTAAGTCTTACATTTCTCAAGTAGCTAACAACTTAGTGTTTGAACAAAACACAATTGCTACAAGAAACCAATTCTTAAGCCAAGTTAACCCTTATCTTGAATCAGTTCAACAACGTCAAGGTTTGTACGCGTTTAGAGTAATTATGGATGATTCCAATAACACTCCGGACGTAATTGATAGAAATCAGTTAGTAGGTCAGATTTATCTACAACCAACTAAGACTGCTGAATTCATTTACCTAGATTTCAACATTTTACCAACAGGAGCTACTTTCCCAGCATAAGAGTTGTAATTAACGATATTTATAATAAAATAAACAATATAGCAAAATGGCAGTATTAGATCCAAACGAAATATTTTTCACAGCGTTTGAACCCAAACAGGCAAACCGTTTTATCATGTATATTGATGGCATCCCATCTTATACAATTAAAGCAATCGGTGCTGTAACTTTAACACAAGGAAATGTACCTCTAAACCACATTAACGTTCAACGTTTTGTGAAAGGAAAAACAGTTTGGAACCCCATTCAGTTCACATTATTTGATCCTATCACTCCTTCAGGTGCTCAGGCAGTAATGGAATGGGTACGTTTACACCACGAATCAGTAACTGGTAGAGATGGTTACTCAGACTTCTATAAGAAAGATTTAACTTTTGATGTATTAGGACCTGTAGGCGATATCGTATCAGAATGGATAATTAAAGGAGCATTTATTACTGATGCTAATTTTGGTGATTACTCATGGGACTCTCCAGATACTGCTATTAACCTTACAATGACAGTTCAACCAGACTACTGTGTATTGAACTTCTAATAGAAATTTAAATAAAATTAAATTTAAGCTTGGCTATGCCAGGCTTTTTTTTTACCTTATAGTATAATCTATAAAGGACAGGTTTTTTAACATCTAATACTACTCAAAAATATGGAAACAATATCATTTCTTTTAGGTGTGGCTGCTGTTATTACTCTGGTAATAGTTGTGGTTACGTTTATGAACTATGTGACAATCAAAAATCTTATTAAAGATATAAAAAATCTTGAACAGGTTGAACAAAGGTTATACGATCATTCTAACAATCTAGACCAAACCTTCAGGCAGGAACTAGAAACTATCTACCGTCATATCGACAGTAGGGTGGATAAGCTTGAAGAAAAAACAAAAAACCAGTTGAAGGATCTTACCTCAACTAAATCTAATTAATTAACCCGTTAGAAAACCTCCCTTTATAGTATTTATAAACATATAACCGTTATAACAAATAATTTATGAACGAAACAAAATTCCCAACAGAAATTGTAGAATTACCTTCTCAAGGTCTTATTTATCCTGCAGATCATCTCCTACACAGTGGTAAAATAGAAATGAAATACATGACTGCTAAAGAGGAAGATATTTTAACTAACCAAAACTATATCCAAAAAGGTATTGTTCTAGATAAGCTTTTAGAGGCTTTAATTATGAATAAATTTAGCCTTAAAGATATGATTACAGGTGACAAAAACTCCTTAATTGTAGCTTCACGTATCTTAGGTTATGGTAAAGATTATACATTTACTTATGGAGGTAAAGAATACACTGTAGATCTTACAACTCTTGATAATAAACTATTTGATACTTCTTTAATAACCTCACGGGGCACATTTAAATTCACCCTCCCAGTTTCTAAAACTGAAGTAGAATTTAAACTTTTAACAGCTAAAGATGAGGAATTAATTGATCAAGAAATTCAAGGTCTTAAAAAACTCAACAAAGAATTATCTTCAGAAATCACTACTCGTTTAAAGTACCAATTAACAACTGTTGATGGTTCACAAGATAAAAATGTTATTAAGGAATTTGTAGAATTTAATTTATTAGCGGCTGATTCTAGAGCATTAAGACTCTATATTAAAGAAGTAGCTCCTGATGTTAATTTAAGTTTTACTACAGAAAGCGGTGAGGAGGTCGCTATCCCAATTAATCTTACCTTTTTTTGGCCTGACATCTGAGATAATCCCTCAAGTTCGTATGGCTTTATTTAGCCAAATTCATGAAATAATATTTCATGGTCAAGGTGGGTATGACTATGAAACTATTTATAATATGCCTATTTGGTTAAGGAAGTTTACCTTTAATAAAGTTAAAGAATGGTATGATCAATCTAAATCCAACAAAAATGAAAATAGTTGGCTATCAGGTGAAGCTAAAGAAAACGCAGCTAAAAATAAAAAAATAAAACCACCAACTTATGTTACGAAGGCATCCAAAAAGTGATGCCTTCTGATATTTATAATAAAATATCCTTATGGCTATAGACGACGATTTATCTAGGGCAGAGAAAAATTTAAGAGATAGACTTACTAACGCTGGAAAAATAGCGAAGGATATTACTAACAAAGCTTTTAGAGAATTAGTTAATTCTATAGATGAATATAGTAAATCTCTTGATCAAATAACTAATGATTTAGAAAAACAACTAAATATTTATTCTGAAATAAAGTTTCAAGCTGATGGATTTGGTAAAGCTTTACAAAAACAATTACCTTTCATTGAAAAGAATAAAGATTTATCTCAAAAATTAGTTGGAATCTATAAAGAAGAAAATAAACTATTAGATAGATTAGTTAGATATCAAGAAGATCTTATTACAGGTGAATTAGATTATAGTCAAGCAGCTAAAGCTGTGGCTGATACTAAAAATTTACAATTTTCTATTGATCAAAGACTTCGTGACATAGGAGATGAGATAAATAAGGTTACTCAAGAAATAGCAATAGCTAATGAAGCAGATAAAGATACTTTAAAGTCTAAATTACGTGCTTTACAAGAAATTAATGATGCTTTAAAAGGTGCAGAAACTGCTACTGGTGATATAGCTAAGAATTTCCAAGGAATGGCTGATCAATCCCAAGAAATAGAAGCCCTAACCGGTACCTTATTCTCAGGATTAAAAAAAACTAGTATAGGTAAATTAATAGATTTTGATTCTGTAAATAAAGCTATGAAAGCTACCAAAGCAGGTGGTGCCAGCACCTTTACTACTTTAAGTGTAGGAGCTAAAGCGTTTGGTTCTTCTTTAAAAGCAGCTTTAGGACCTATTGGCTTAATACTAATAGCTGCTGAAGCCATACAAAAAGCATTTGAATTATTTGTTGAAGCTAGTTTTGCTGCTGATAAACGAGTAACTGAAATAGCTAAAAATCTAAGTATAGGAAAAGAAGCAGCTCGTGGCATATATGATAACTTAACTGATTTAAAAGGTACATTAGATACTGAATTTGCTACTACTGAAAATTTAGTTAAAGCATTTAGTGAAATAGCTACTTTAACAGAATTTTCAGCTATAGGTAGTAAAGAACAATTAGAAACCCAAATTGTTTTAACTAACCAATTAGGTCAATCAGTTGAAGAAGCTCAAGCTTTACAAGGTATATTTGCAGTTAATAATGTAGAAGCTGATAAAGGTTTAGATATTGTATATGATCAAATAGCAGCTTTTGCTAATCAGAATAAAATAGTAGCTGATGGTAGACAAATTCTAAAACAAGTACAAGGTGTTAGTAAACAAGTTCTTCTTAATTTTAAAGGAAATACATCTGAATTAGTTAAAACTGTTTTACAAGCTAATAAATTAGGTTTATCATTAAATCAAGTTAATAAAATAGCTGGTTCATTACTTGATTTTGAACAATCAATTGAAGCTGAATTAACAGCTGAATTACTCACTGGAAAACAACTTAACTTAGATAGAGCTAGATATTTTGCTTTAACCAATGATATAGCAGGATTAACTGAAGAAATTACAAAAAGTGGAGCTGATCAGTTATTCTTAAATGCCAAAACTCGCCCTGAACAAGAAGCCATAGCTGCAGCTTATGGCATGCAAGTTGAGGAAATGGCTGATATGATATATAAATCTAAACTTATAGACCAAGTAGCAGGTGATACTACTAAAAAATTAAGAGAACAAGCTAAATTACAAGAACAAAAAGGTAATTTATTTGAAGCTGAACGTTTAAATGCCGAAGCTGCTGCTATTGAACAAGGAATTGTTGAAGGTAAATCATTAGAACAAGCTCAAAAATCAGTAGATACTCAAGCTAAATTTAATTTAGCCTTAGAAAGAGCTAAAGAAATATTTACTGATGTGGTTGATGGTGGTCTTTTAGATGGACTTGTAAGTACTTTAGAAGATTTAGTACGTAGTTTAGAAGTTTTAGGGTTCACTTCAGGAGTAAAATCATTAGATCAACAATCCACCCAAGCTAAAAAAATTCAAGAACAAAAAAGTAATAAATTATCACCTGAACGAATAGCTGAACTTCAAGACATTGCTAACAGAGAAATGGGATTATTTGGATTTACAAATGATTTAATTCCTGTTTTTAATAGTAGTGTAGAAGAAGCTAGAAAAACACTAGCTCAAGCCGAAAGTGGAAGAACTATAAATGCTGACGATTTTACAATTCGCACCCACCCAAAAGATGAACTAGTAATAGCAGGGGGTACTAACTTAAGTGGAGGATCAAACCAAGAAATGATAGGACTTTTACAAAAACTAGTTTCTGCAACAGAACAAAGCAGACAAGTAACAGTAGCTGTAGATGGTGAAGCTATATTTTCAGCTATGGGTAAAACACCAATGAAATAACATATTTATAATAAACATTAAATTCACAAATAAATTGTTTAACCCTAATATTTAACAAAATGCCAGATATCGACAGAATTTACAATCAAAATGGTTCTAAGTACGACCCACGTGGTAACAACGGAAAACCCCCACAGGGAGGAGATAATAACTCAGGAGACAAAAATAAGTACGGTGACCGTAAACCTTATGGAGCAAATCGTCCATAGTAAATTATGGATTTATTACAAAGATTACTTAATCCTAATGCTGTAGGGGGTACTAATCTTACCCCCTACTATGGGACTACTCCTTTTATAAACCCATTAGCTACTAAGTCTTCTAAACTACATGCTGATGGGGGTAGACCCGGATATTCTCTAGATGGTTCATTTAAAAATCAAGTAACTGCAGATTATACCGAATATAACGACGGTTATAATAATGCTTTACCTCAACCATCACAACTAGATTTAAACGGAAAAACTCCTTTAAAGTATTCTGATAATCCTCCTAGATAATGTCATTATTACAAATACTTACTGACCCCCAAAATTTTAGATTTTATGCTGGTGGTAGGGGCCATGTCTCTAACGCTGCATCTTTTGGTCAAACAAGTATTCCGTATGGTAATGACACTAAAGGAGGAGGTTCAAGTAACCAACCCTATATCAAATCCCCAATCCCTGATGAATTAACAGCTAATCCATCAGATTATATTTTAAGAGGAGGAGTATTAAATAACATCCAAACTTCAGCTCAAGATGTTAGTAGACTAACTAAAATGTTTTTAGATACAAAATCTACTAATGGTTTATTTTTTACCTTAAAACAAGAGCAACTATCAGCCACAGCTGTTAGAACCCAAGCTAGTCCTAGATTTGGTTTAAATGGGCAACTTTATGATCCTTTAAATACATTAGCTCAAGCAGGTGTTATTTCTCAGGGTACTCACTTAAATAAACAAGGAGCAAACCCATTTGCTGAAACTGGTGCTTATGCTAATGGTAATGACAGTTTATATGGTATAGTAGTTACTAAAAACCAAGAAATTATAGATAACCGTTTAGTCCAATTAAGTGGAGGACGTTTGGTTAACAATAACGCTCAAGGACCAGATGATGCCTTTATTATGAGATATAATGGTGGTCCTGGTTCTTTTAGAGGAGTAGGTAGAACTATAATTAGATTTGGTAAAGATTCTAAAACATTCCTCTCTTTACAAAGAACTAATGATATTCCTTCATCATATAGCCAAAATACTTGGGTATATAATAGTTATTTACTTAGAAATACTGAAACTGAAGACACCCAATCCCCAGTAGGAGCTGGAGTAAACAATAAAGTAAATTTTAGATCCCCTAAAATTCAAGATTTTAGAAAAATCTTAAGAAATAACCTATCAGGAACTTCACTTCGTTCAGCTGAAAATTCAGGTGCTACTCCTGACACTCCTAATTATCAAACTAAAAATTACGAACAAAATTTTAACTTTACTGATCCTGGCCAACGTGCTGGTAAATCCTATGTAAGTTATGTTAATGGAGTTGAATATACTGATGGTGATGGTGTCCCTACAACTAAAGTAGGAGCAGTAGATAAAATAAATGCTTTACCTATCTATAGAAGTAACCAAATGGATATTTCTGAAACTACAAATGATTTTGTAAAATTTGTAATTGCCCCTATAGATAACAATAATCCAGCATTTAGTACATTTATGCATTTTAGAGCATTATTAGATTCATTTAATGATTCATACAATGCTAGTTGGAATAGTACAAAGTATTTAGGAAGAGGTGAAAATTTTTACACTTACGATAGTTTTACTAGAACTGTTGCATTATCTTTTACGGTTGCTGCCCAATCAAAGCAGGAACTTATCCCAATGTATAAGAAACTTAACTACTTAGCTTCTCAATTAACTCCAGATTATAGTCCATCTGGTTATATGAGAGGTCCTTTAGTTAAATTAACAGTAGGAGGTTATCTATATGAACAACCTGGCTTTATCCAGGACTTGTCTTATGATTTAATTACCGATGCTCCTTGGGAAATTGCTATAAATGAAGAAGGTGGGGTTGATGGTACTGTTAAGCAATTATCTCAAATGGTTAAAGTTACAAGTTTTACATTTGTTCCGATTCATACATTTGTACCAAGTAAACAAGGTTTAGGAACTATTAATCCTAATAGAACTGTAGAAAATGTAAATACTCAAGCTAGTTTAATTGACGAGAATACTTATGGCCCACAACGTTATATAGCTTTAAATGACGCTAGTGGTATTTCTAATTATGATAATTAATGAATAGATATCAAGGAATTCCAATCACTAAAGAAGACTCAGGAAAACGAGCTTATGTAACATCTCGTTATCCTGAAGTACCTTTATCTGAAAATGATATCTATGTCTACACTACTCAAGGAGATAGATATGATATTTTATCTTTAAATTATTATGGTGATTCATCTTTATGGTGGGTTATCTCTATAGCTAACCCAAACATTGGACTTAATTCATTAGTAATCCCAGAAGGTGTACAAATTCGTATACCTAATAATTTTGCACAAATAGTAAGTGAGTTTAAGTTAATAAATCAATAAATGTTATGAATATAGTAGGAGAGGGTTTACCAACTAATATAGGAAACCAAATTAGAACAAGACAAAAAATTTATGGTTCTATAAATAGAACGACTGAAGAAATATTATATTTAAATAGTCGTACTTCTTTCGTTAAAGCTGTTTCCTCAGTCGATATTGAAAATTACAATACAGGTTCTATAATTAATACTAGACCCGAATTATCCTCTATTATCTCTAATTATGGTGGGGATAAGTTAGCTAAAAATTTTATTTTATTTAATGGTACCTCTAAAGAAGGCGGAGGTTTAAGAGCGGGAATCCCTCAAGAACTTTTAACCGGAGCTAATCAATATGTAAATGATTTTGCTTATGGTTTAGGAGGTACTGAATTTGGTGCAAGACCTATGCCTGGTATTATGTCTATGCAAACCACAAGTCAAGGTACTTATGGTTCAATTGAATCTACTACACTCAATATTAAAGCTTATAATCGTATTCAATTTGAAATAATAGATTTACTCTATTTAAGATTAGGGTATAGTGTTTTAGTTGAATGGGGTAATACAAGTTATTTTGATAATAATGGAGATTACGTCCCTGAAAATTTATATACCCTAGAATCAGAATTTTTAGCAGGTAATCTTAACCCTAATAGTATATATTCTAGAATTGAACAATATAAATTAGAATCAAACGGTAATTACGATGCTATTTATGGTATTGTAACTAATTTTGATTGGACTCTTGACCAAAATGGGGGTTATGATATAACTGTTAAACTAATTAGTAAAGGTGATATTATTGAATCTATCAAATCTGCTGTTTTAGTTAGTGAAAAAACAGATATAGCTGAACCTAAACCTTTAACTAATGAAGAATTTAAAGAAATAGTTCAACAACAAACTAACAATAATAAAGAAGTAGAGGATCTTATTAAAAAAGGTACTTCTTCTTCAGATGCCGAAAAAATAGTACAAATACAAAAATTTATAAAAAATACTAATTTTAAAACAGGCAAACCCTCAACCTCAAACACAACAACAACTCCCACTACTACTACAACAGATGAAAAAAATTCAGCAACTGTTATAAAAGATTCATCAAGTTTAGGTAGATTATATTATAATGTTCAACAGATTTTTAATAGTCTATCTAATTCTAATATTCAATGGGATTTTGTTTACTATTCTGGGGTTTATACACCCTCAGATAGATCAGATATCAAATCATTCTTTTCTCAAACCTATCAAACTCCTAAAACAGGAGAAAATGTTTCAAATGAAAGTCCAACTAAATACTATATTAGATTTGGCACATTATTAGCATTTATTGAAACTAATTTAATCCCTAAAGAAAAAAAAGGAGATACATTATACCCTAGTATTAATATAGATTATAATGTAAATACTAATTTATGTTATACTAATAATCTGCAAATTAGTGCCGATCCTAATATTTGTTTAATTAGCACCTCAGTAAAATCAAAAGATGGAAATCAAGAATTTTATTTTGCTAAAAATGCTAGCCCTTATAAAACAACTATAGCAAAAACACAAGTAGGTCAAATAATGAATATTTACATTAATTTTGACACTATAATAGAAATTATAAATTCTAATGGAGATCCCAAAAACCAAACTAGCATTTATACTCTTTTAGAAGTTCTTTGCAATAAACTTTCAGTTTCTTTAGGAGGTATAAATACTTTTAGACCTTTTATTGACACTAGTACTAATACTATTAAAATTATAGATGAAACTGCTCTTCCTAATAGAAATGATATTCTAACTAGTGACACTATAGGAGGTAAAAGTACAGTTAATGACCCGGTAATTCAAATATATGGGTATAATTATCTTAGAGATTCCCAAACAAATAATATAACTCAGGGTTATGCTGGATTTGTTAAAAATTTTAGATTTACATCTAAATTAGATCCAAAATTTGCTCAAATAATTTCTATTGGAGCTACTGCCCAAGGTGGTATAGTAGGTGAAGACGCGACAGCTTTTACTTCCTTAAACCGTGGTTTAAAAGATAGAATTAAACCTGAAATCTTTGCCTCTTCGGGTTTTAAAGCTGACAGTACAATTAATATTGAAACTAAAAGTGCTGAAGATCAATTTAAAGATTCTTTAGCTGATTTTGAAAGTTATATAGGAAGTATTGGTATTGAAAAAACCCTTAAAAATATTCCTATACTTAATGAAGCTGAAATTTCAAGTTATACTAGCTTATTTGCTAATATAATGCAATACACAGAAACTAAAAATGCAGTCACTCAGAAAAAAAGTTCAGGCACTATGGGTTTTATCCCAGTTAGTGTAGGACTTACTTTAGATGGAATTTCAGGTCTTAAATTACTTAATGGTATTAAAGTAGATACTTCATATCTTCCTTCTAATTACCCTGAAACAATGTTATTTGTTATTTCTAAATTAGCTCATAAAGTTGAAAATAACATATGGACTACAGAATTAGAAACTATTATGACCCCAGATAATTCAGTCCAATCTGATGCTACTATAAATGTTAAATCTAGAAGACAAACAGGTCAAAGTAGTGGATCAGGAAATAATAGATCAGGTAGTGATAGTGGAAATTCTTCGGGTTCAGATTCATATTTTAGAGGTTCAGTTGAATCTACTTTAGAAGAAACTGTTAGCTTTTTAACAGATATATTAAAAGGATTAGGAATTAGTAATCCAAATCAATACCAAATTCAATTTATGAAATCTTGGAGACAACATGAAGGAGCTAAAGCTGCTTGGAACCCCTTTAATACAACAAAAACTTTTGGAACTGATGAACCTATATACAATTATGCTAATGTTAGAAACTATGCTACTAGAGAAGAGGGATTAAAAGCAACTATTTATACTTTAAACCTTAGTTACTATACTGAAGTTATAAAAGCTATAAAGGCTATAAAGGATGAAAATGGTATTACCACTGCTATAGTAGCTGTAAATAATTCTCCTTGGGGTAGTAAATTTAAGCCAGCGACAGCTAGCTCTTGGAAAACTCTTAATAATCTTATATGGAAATCCCCTATAGTTCCTAGATAATTAAAAAGTATAAAAATGTATTATCCTAAATCTCAAATAAAACCTAATCTATATACAAATGGAGATGAGTATGTTATTCAAGCTACTCAAGCTCCATATGTAGGATATTATTATGCTACTAGTACAGGTCAATACTTTACAGGAAGAACTCCAGATGATAGGCCTAACCAAGAACTGATTAAAATTGTTTCTTCACAACAAATAGGATTAACTCAAAACTCACTTGACTCTTCAAGAAACATATCTACACCTGTTTTTAATTCTCCTAGATTACAAGCTGTAGATACTATTGTCGATAATAATAATTCTAATTCACCTATAGATTATGCTCAATTAAAAAGTCTAAACACATTTACTGAATCCATTACTTTAGTTCCCTACTATATAGCTTCAGTCCCAACTGAACAAGATTATCAAATTGGAGAATTTAGAAGATACTTTTGTAAAAAGACAAATGAAATATTATATTTAGAAATTAATAAAGCTACTTACGATAAATTAATAGTTAAAGATATTCAATATCTATATTCATTATACGAACCTTTTAACTTACCTTGGAAATTAACAGGTACTAAAGAAGAAGTAGAAAAAATAAATCGTAATATAGTAGAATTAACTTCTAAAAGACTTCAATTACCACAGCTTGGCAGATACTTAAAGGATGATTACCTTAAGTACTACAAATGAGGTAAATAAGTGTTTTGGTTAATAGAAAATAAAGGTCAACTAGAGGAGTTTTGCTATAAGGGTTTTAAAGAAGCGTTTGTGGAGATAATTCCATACTCTCCATTTATTCACCCAATCCAAAATTCCATCTGTGCTATCTACATCCGTCCAATAAGAGATGTAAAGGGATATTTACTACCTATTTTTCACACAGAGGTAGAAGAAAATTTATTTGAGGATAAGGTATTTAAATTTATAAAAGGATTAGATAAGATATATTGTAGAGATAAAAAAGAATTTCTCCATTATTTTCCTCTTAAGCAGCTTGTTGACATAACCCTATCCTCCCCTACGTATATACAACCCACTTCGGCTCACGAATTTATATATAGAAAATAC